TATTTTAACTCCTTTTTTCTCAAAATTTTGGTAGGCGGCGGCTGTTAAAATGGCGCCGCCCAACCATATATTAAATTGTCTTATATATTAGATAGATGTGTCAATATCAATCTCTTTCTTCAAGCTTGTATTCTGATATACACAGATATCGCTCTCTGCAATAACTGCAACACCGATTTTCTTGTATACCTGAACCTCTTTAGACCAATCTTCTCTCTCTACGTTACGTACGTGAGTATCGCCTTCGAAAGCAATCTTAACTACCTTCTCTTTACCACCCGGAATAATCCAAGCATAAGATGGGTCAATTTGCTTAACAGTGTTAGTTTCATCTTCATAACCATTTGGCAATACATGAATGTTATGGTTCTTATACTTGATGAAGTAACCATTCTCAAAATAAGTCTGCTTCATTGCATCTGACCAAGCTGCTGATGTAGCAGGTACTACAGTCTGTGCAAACTCTTCTGTACAGTATACTGAAGCGTTTGTTCCTGCAATACTAAGAAGTCTATCAAACTCTTGCTCATCAAAAGCATTACTAACAACTTTGTTTGCTCTTGGAAGGTCATTAATCATAGCGATGAGAGCCTTTGAAATCTCTTCATAAATCATCTCATCAATACCCTCAAGAAGAATGTCAAGAACCTCTGCGATTGTGCAGTTACCCTCAAGGAAGTCCTCAAAACTAACATAACCTGCACCACCGATTGCAGTTGTCTTTACATCGATTGTCTTACCATCAAGACGGAATACCTCGTATACACCTGCATCTCCGACTTTAGTAACAAATCTCTTTGCTCTTTTCTTTGAAGCATTTGTTACTCTATTAATAAAGCGAACTTTATCTCCATCATTAAACTGTCTTACTTCCGCAAACTGCCCATAAAGACTATCAACTCTAGCAGGGATATAATCATCAATATATGCTTCAACAAGTTCACAAAACTGTACTTCATTTGCTCTAAACAAATTAGGTGTTCCTGCAATCTCATTAATGCCCGCTCTAAGTGCTTTTTGGATAGTTTCGCAGTCAAAATTTTCTCCGTTGTAAGAATACTCAATCTCGCCTGGTCGTAAAGCAATCTTACCAAGCTTCTTTAAATCTTTAAGCTCCATTATATATTTTACCCCCTTTATTATTTTACTCGCATAACCTTAATTCCTGCTTGACCGTCAGGCATTGTATAAACTTCAACAACTTCGAAAGTAATCTCTGTCTTTGAACCTGTCTTGTCAAGGAAACCATTTGAATTGATACCAAGTGTATTACCAACTTCATAATCGCTTGAAGTTGTTGTAATACTGTCCTTTGAAGTAGCAGCTGACTCTAAAGTATTAGTTGTATAAATATCTCCAACATTAGTCTTTAAAAGCCTTGGAGTTGGATAATCAAAAGCATCTCTTGAAAGAACGAAATTCTTTGCACCAAAACCTTCATAATTCTTAACTTCATGAAGAACTAAAAACCACTCACTACCGCCGCTTAATCCTGCTTCACCATTTGCATAATCATACTTTAAGAACTGTCCATTCTCAACTTGGTTAATGCCATCTGCAAGAGGTAACTGTGCAAAAATCTGACCAGTACGTCTAGCAGATAAATGATTTGGCTCTACTTGTCCATAACCAATTCGTGTAATACTCATTGTATAAAATCCCCCTTTATTCAGATTTAAATTCTTTTAAAATCTCTGCAAGCTCATCAACTTGCTCACTTTTTGTATCTGTCAAACTAAAAGTAAAAGTTGTTTTTTCATCATTTTCTTTTTCTTCTACTGTTTTAGCAAATAGGTTAGACTTCTCTGCATAAGCAATAGAAAGTTTAGATTTTACATCATCAAGACTATAAGAGTCAATATTTTCAACAATATCTTTCTTCTCTTCATCTGTAAGAACTGTAAAATTGTTTACAACCTCTAATTTTTGTTCTCTTTCTGCATTAAGTTTAAATTCTTTTAATTCATTGTATGAAGTCTTTAGCTCTTCTAACTCATTTTTAAGTTTTTCATTTTCTTCAAGAGCAAGTTCATACTTTGCTTTGAAATCCTCAGTTTCAGTTTCTGTTGGTTCTTCCTCAACAACTACTTCATCTTCAGTTTCAGTTTCCACTTCTGCGGCGCCTGTTTCAGCCTCAAACTTTTCAGTTTCAGTTACATCTGCTCCACTAGCTTCATCTGTCGGAGTTTCTGTTTCAACTTCAACATTTTCTGTTTCAGTCTTTACTTCTTCTTCGACATCTTGTGGGTTGTTAGAATAATTGTCCTTTCCTTTATCCAATTTTTTTTCTCCCCCTTTCAAGATAGTTTGTAATTCATTCATCATAGATTTTAAAGTATTTACATAGTTAGACTCTAATGAGTAACTTGTACTTTCATTTTTATTTATATTAGCTCCTTCAAAACAAGGCTCAACATTGTCACCAAGTACGCAAAGAGCTGTTATTTCTGCATCATCAATCACATAGAATTCAATGCCTTCTTCATTCATTGCCCAATGAGCATCATCGATTTCAATTTCCATAGATTGATTTTTTGGTTTTTCCTTTATTGTTTCTGTACCTTCAATATTATCCCAAACATAACATTCTGTTAAGAGATAAGTTCTAGTAATTTCCTCATTAAAATCATTTGTTTCAACAAACTCTTGGAACCAAACTTTTGCGTCTGTTGGTACGAAACCAATAGGAATTGTTCTTTTTTCTTCTGTAACGCCATCATTATCAATAGTGATAACAATTCCATGGTCAGAAAAGTCATTATTTTCTTTCTTGAAGTATCCAACCACTTGGGCACCACGCAATCTAGCACCAAGTTTTTCTGCCTGTTCTTTAGAAATGTAAGTACCATTTCTATTACCTCCAGTATACATAACTTTTACAGTACACTTAAAAATATGAGAACTAACATCACTTGGTTGTAAGTCTAAAAATTGTGGAGAAGAATAATAAGAAAAATTTTTATTTTTCATTTTTAAAATTTCCCCCTTATTTTATATTTAAAAAAGTAAAATGAAGTTTATTTATTTTTGTTCAAAAATTTTTAAAATTTTTGGTAATTTTTTATTACGACATTGACTCAATATTTTTTATTGTCTTTTCACTTTTTTTGTCATCATCTAACTCTGGGCGTCCGCCGCCTTCTTTAAGTATGTCATTTGAATTCATAGTGTTAGAATTCATTAATGGTATAAAGTTTTTATATAATTCCAAAACATTATTTTCAAACTCCGCTGTCATTAGAATATCGCTTTGTGACAAACCAAGAGAAAGTTGTGGAAGCATTTTCCCGTATCCCATTTTTGCTTGACCTTCAAAAAGTTTAGACAAGTCTTTGTCATTATAAACTGTTGTTGGTAAAAAGAAAAATTTAAACTCAAAATCTTTTCTTTTTCTATTATATACTTCAAGAGTAGAACCAAACAGTATTTGAAATTGTAATACAATATTATATAACAATGCACCATCATTATTTATAGATTTTTCCAAAGCCAGATTTCCATCAGTATTGAATAGGTTTTGAGCAATGCCCGCCTCATTAAATACGGTCCGCTCATTGGTTTCTAAATTATCTCCTGTGTTTGTACGACTATCAAACATATCCTCTACAGACACGTCCGCAAGAGTAGAAAACAACTTAACACCAATAACTTCTTGTAACATACGCTTACCATTTTCATGTAAAGCTTTCATTTCAACGTCATCAAGTACTGGGTCACCATTTTTATCAATAGGAAACTTCTGTATCAATAACTTTATAAGCTCTTGTTCTTTCTTCAAATTATCTAACTCTTGAGCTTTTTCCAAGTCTAAAATATAAGGTATCATTGTAACAAAAGGTGGATAACCTAAACCATTTAGTGCTATTCTAAATGCGTTCTTTGTACTTAATAAATACCACCCCGCTGTATCTCCTTGAAATGAAGGTGGTAATTTACCTTTCTTATAAAGATTATAGCCCTTTTTAAACTCAGGTGGGAATATCTTAAATATAAAATTCCTTTCTACATCACTCTTGAAATTATCATCAAAATATGACATATTGAACTCCACAATATCTGCGGCGCCATCTTTAAACCTAGTACGACAATAATCTAAAGGTAATTCTTGAATTGTCAATCTATCTTTACTATCATTTTTATAACCGTAATATTCCCCATCAATTATAACATCTAAAGCAGTATCTTGACAAAATTTCTTTATACAAAAGTTATCCAACTTCTTTAGTGAAGTCCAAAACTCTTTTAACACAGCATCATTTTTCTTTTTTTTATATTTTTCTGTATATAAGTAAGGTGTTACATACCAATCGTAACGATAAAAATTTGCGACATATCTACATATACGTCCGTAAATACCACAAGTTCTAAAATAATATCTAGATAAAGAACGTAATGTTTTTATATCATTAGTTTCTATAGCTCTGATTATTCTTTTCTTATCTCCAAAAGTTCTATTTCCTTTTACAACACTTTCTATGGAAATAACAGGACTATTCATAACATTACCGTGGTCTTTTACATTAGCAAATTCTTCAAAACGATTATGTTGTTTATTAGTAATATTATATAGTGTTATCATTATCTCACCTCACTTTTACATACTATATAAAGCACTTAATATATACTCATAAGAAATCTTATTTTCGTCCCAAAATGGAATTTCAATAAGTGTATATCCATGTCTTTTACAGTATATTCTTTTCTTATCATCATTGGTTTTCTGTTTTACAAAACCTGCGTGACCGCCAAAATTTCTTTTTGGCTCATAATGTTGGGAACCTTGAAACTCAATTAAGTAATCAAGGTCGCCGCCATCATCAAATACTGCAAAATCAAAACGAAGAGGTCGTCCAGTAGAAGAAACCAAGTCAGGAAAACTATATTCTTCTTGGAATACAAGACCTTCTTCTTCTAAAATTTCATGTATTTTTATTTCTCCTCTACTTGCTTTCATAATTAAAAACTCCTTTTGAAAAAAATTATCCCTCTATTTTTTTATAAAAAAAGTAAAAATGATTTTATTCTTTTTTGTGTAAAAATTTTTTAATCAAAAAATGAAAGTTTTGATATGTCAATTCTTTTATTTCGTTTAGAGCCTTCTTTTTGTTTAATATAATATAAACCATAACCAAAAGCAGAAAACTTATCTTTTTCTATTGACTTCAAAAATCTATCCAATTGTATTTCATTAGTCATAGTTTGCTTTTGTACAAGGTTCATCATTTGTTCTTTTAAAATTGAAGTTTGTACATAAGGCATAAGATACTTTTCTCTTTCTTCTGGTGTCATATTGGCACCTTCTTTTTTCTCCATTAATGAAGATAATGCTTCTCTTTCGTCTGCAAGGAATTGAATTCTTTTATTCCTTATTTGTGTTTCTGTATAGGCATTTACTTCCGCATTTATGGCGGAGTTTGCTTTAACTAGATAAAGTGCATCTTTTTCAATACCGACTTTTTTATTTGCATTTTTATATTGTTCTTTAACTTTTTCATTAGTACCACCTTCGATACCAAAAGGGCAATACTCTTCTCCTGTGGCACTATCAATTTGAGTTGCGTTAAGAAAGTCAACAAGCCCCGCACCAACCCCATTTGCGTCAAGAACCATTGTTTCTGCACCATAATTATAATATATCTTCTTTAATTCAACACTTTGTTTTTCAAAATCCATACCTCTTAAACTAATTAAATTAACAAGTTGTATTATCAAATTATTATTTGCACTATGAGCAACTTTAAATATACAAACTTCTGTTGGACAATCAAATCTACCAACGTCAACAGACATAATATAATAGCTACCTCTTGTACCTCTAGAACGAGAAAGTTCCGCATTTTCAAGAATTCTACAAGCATCAAAAGCATCTGAATTGAAGTATGAACCTTCAGATACCCCGCTCCACTTACTTTCATATTCTCTTTCAAAAGAAGCTTCTGAAAAGGTGTCCGCCAATTTAAGTTGAGCAACAAAATTAGAAGGCAAAAGACCTTCTATAATTGGAACTCTATAAGTACCACCGATAACATAATAAAGTTCTGGATAAATAATTGAAAAACACAAGTACTCAATTAATTTTTCATATGGGAAGGTTCCTCGCCACCCCGCTGTTGTAATAAAATTCATACTCTTATTAACAATTTCTTCAGTAACACGTTCTCCATTTGGCAAAAGTCTATCAATATTAGTTGTAGGAATAAGAACATCGTTAAGTACGTTTCCATCAATAAGGATAGCTTCCTCAATGACGCCGCCTGTTCTTCTTTGTCCACGAGAATGGTCATTTGCAACCAATACGTCAATAGATGAATTATTCTTAAAAACATATTTCAAGTCTTGTTTATTTCTTTTGGTTTGTCCTTTTTCAAAGTTGAGTTCATCTTGCAATGGTGGTATCAATCTACATAATTCTTCTATCTTCGCAAGTGTGATACTTGCCGCCTGCTCTTTACCACCTGTTGATACAAATAACTGCGAGCCGGGATAGAAAATTGCTTTAAGCATAAGACTAAAAATTGTCATCATACTTTTTGAATAAGCTCTTGGGTAAGTAGCATAAGTAAAACGATAACGCATCTGTATTCTCAAGAGTACTCTCTGAAAGAGATAGAACTTGAATGTACTATTCGGACCTTTAATCTTATCAATATATAGGTCAGGATAATTTCTGTAAAATCCTATTAATTTTACAAGTTCGTCCATATCTCTTTCAACTCTTTCAAATGTAACTTTTTCTTTTACATCTGATACTTTATTATCTTTTTCATCATCAAAATAATCAAGAGCAATCTTCTCATAATCATAGTTTCTTATAATAGCATCAATGTTGCTGGCGCCAGCTGTCGAGCTTGAAGTCATCTAACCCCTCCTTGCTATCTTCGCTTTTTAACTTTTTAAAATAATTCTGTACATTTCTAGTAACGTCCGCAGACTTCGCATCTTTTTGGTCTTTTCTTTTAAGAGAGTCTGACTTTGCTGATGCTGTTAGAATAGCTTCATCATCTAATCTTTTTTCATTTTGTACAAGAACTTTATCTACTACATTAGAAACTTTTGTTTCCTTTTCCTCATTTAAACTATGCTCCGCCTTCTTTAAATACTGTTGGAACTTCTTTAAAATACTAGGGTCTTCTAATATAAGATTTTTTATATATCTATGATTATCTTCAATTATTTCATCAACTATATCTTGTGATGTTTTGTACTCAAATTGTATGGCGCCCCGCAACTTTTCACAATAGCTAACTAATTCACCAACAGAAGAAAAATCATCTTTTTCATCTTTTTCTCCGTCCTTTACCTGAGCTTTTGTAAATTTAGCAGTCTTTCTTGTATCATTAAATACTTTTGATAATTTTTGGAATGTTTCTATATCTCCAATATCAATAGCTTGGTTCATTTTTAAATTGGTTTTTGATAAGAAAATAAGAACTGATTTAGAGTCTGTATCATCTACACCAAAATCTTTGCACATATCTCTATAATATTTTTCAAGAGTAATCCATTCATCTGGTTTGTACATATCTCCCCATTTCATTGTCAACATTCTTCTATCATTATCTGTCAAAGCTAATATCGGGTCATTAGCATCAAGAGAAGTATCAACAATATTATCATATGGACTTGCATTACCCATTGGGTTATGTGGAATTGGAACTGCTGTTGAGGTCTTTGAAGGCGGCGCCACTACAATCGAGGCAGGGTCCGCAATTGAAACCATATACTCTTCCTTTGAAATCTGGCCCCGCTCATATTCAACTTTCTTTTCTTCACATATTTTCTTGTAGGCGGGGTTCTCTTCAAGGAACTTCTCGTAATTTTTTCTTTCAATTTCATTAATCATATCAGAGTCCGCATAACATTTATCTTTCAATGTTGTAAGACGACATCTTGAGATATAACTACCAAAAACAACAGTACCAATATCAGTTCTATTCGGATTTTTAAGATAGTACTTGTCACGGACGCCGCCCCACGCACTTTCTGAGTAAGGTAAATCTAATTCTTCCAAGAGAGGAAGAAAAGTATCTGGTTCAAATGGATTAACTCTAGCTGTAAAACACTTTTTACATTGTAATGTTTTTGAGCCGTCCTTATAAGTATAGAAATTTTTGTATCCTATTGTTTTTCTACATCTTGTGCAAAAATATTTTGGATTATCTTCGTCTTTTGGTGGTTGACCTTTGTATTGTATCATTTTTATTTTTTCCTCCCATCAAGCGGAGCCCGCCTACAGTCCTTGCATACTTTATGTAATTTGTCTACTGTTCTGCTATTTTTTGTAAAGAAGTATTTATGTTTTGGTTTTCTTTCTTTACATTTTGTGCAAGTTTTAAAACTTCTAGGTTTGAAGTTTGTGTAATACCATAAGATGTACTGTTTTCGAGCCGCCGCCGCCAAATAATTAGGTATCTTATGGTTCCAAATTTTTGATATGTAAGTATAAACATATGTTTTCCCAAATTCCTCTTGTATTAATTGAGAAATTCTTTCTGCGTCTATACCGTCAATTTTATAGATAAGAATTTTAAAATATATAGGTTTTTCAACTTTTAAAGTTGTATCAATTAAAGTTTCTAGGTCTTTAATTATGTAATAGCCATCACTTTCAAAGTTTGAATAAGTATCTTCTTTGAATTTGGCATAATTTTTCAATAGATGAAGAATGTGTTTAGGTTCGAAAAATGAAAGAGTGCCACAGTTTATAGGGTCGCCGCCTTCGTCAATATATATTGCGTCATCAAAAGCAATAGAAGTAAATGAATTAGTAACATTCATTAAATGAATAGGTTTTTTATAATGTTGGCGGAGTATATATTGCTGTTTCCTCATATCTTTTAATTGTACGAATAAGTTTCTTTTTATTGTACTATTAGAGAGGCGGGCTTCATTAAATTGCTTTTCTATTGCTTCGATAGCCGCCGCCAACTCTTTCATGCCTGGGATAGTTTTCATATCTTCTTCA